GAAGCTATAAGAAATGCTAGAGGCGTTAAAAAAAAGATATGAAGCACAAATTGCTGAATCAATAGCAACAATCAATATTTATCTTAAGAGTCCTGTAGGTATTGGTGAACATCCACAACATCTTGATGAAATAGATAAACTATTACAGGTAATTGTAGATGCAGAAGAAAAAATAAAAGTAATCGAAAGGTGGGTTAATTAGTGGAAGACTTAGTAATCATAGACAAAATAAAGAAATCCATAAGCAACGCTTTAATTCAAATACAAGACACAATGATGAGCGGAGGTGTTGACAATATGGAAAAATATAAATATATGTTAGGACAGGCACATGCCTACCAACTATTATTACAGGAAATCTCTAACCTGCTAAACTATAAGGAGCAAAAAAATGAGCAAGGAAACGTTATCGACATCGGAGACAAAAAAGGAAATTCCTAAAACTGTCAACGCATTAGAACAAAAATATAAAGAACAAGCAAAAGAAGAACCCCACGCAATAAGATTAGATCCAGAGAGTATTAAGGAAATGGTAGACCAACTACCTGAACCTGTTGGATACAGAATTTTAGTTTTACCTTTTACACCAAGAGAAAAAACTAAAGGTGGTATTTTATTTTCACAAGAGCAACTAGACAAAGCTAGAATAGCTACAACATGTGGTTATGTTTTGAAAATGGGAGACCTGGCTTATAAAGATGAAGAGAAATTTATAGAGCCGTGGTGTAAAATAGGAGATTGGGTAATGTTTGCCAGATATGCTGGATCAAGGTTACCGATAGAAGGCGGAGAAGTGCGTATATTAAACGATGATGAAGTTTTGGGTACGATAAAAGACCCAGAATCGATTCTTCATTACATTTAACATAGGAAGGAACTATGCAAGAAGAAAACAAAAAAGATGATCTAATTGATGTAGGTGAAGCTGATGAATCAGCCACTGAAATTAATTTAGATGAACAGCAACCTAAACAGGAAGCTGCAGAAGAAAAAATAGAAGTTGAACAGGTTGAAGCAAAAGAAGAAAAACCTGTTGAACAAAAAGAAGAGAAAAAGGACGAGCTAAAAGAATATAGTGATGGCGTTCAAAAAAGAATTGCTAAACTAACTCGTAAAATGAGAGAAGCAGAAAGGCAGAGAGAAGAAGCAGTAACTTTTGCTGAATCGGTAAAAAGAGACAAAGAAGCTTTAGAAGGTAAACTTTCTAAACTTGATAAGTCTTATGTTTCAGAGTTTGAAAACAGGGTCAAAACAAATATGGACGCTGCAAGACAAGCTTTGAAAGTTGCGATTGAAGCAGGAGATGTGGATGGACAAGTATCAGCACAAGAACAGATGGCAAGACTATCTTCTGATGCTGCAAGACTTGGACAATTGAAGGCTGCAGAAGAAGCACAACCAGATAAAAAAGTTAACATAAACCCTCAAAGAAGAGCTTATGATCAAACAGTACCAACAGATGCGAAAGCAGAAGATTGGGCAGCTAATAATGCTTGGTTTGGTAATGACTCAGCTATGACTTATACGGCTTTTGATATACATAAAAAGCTTGTAGAAGAAGAAGGATATGATCCAAAATCTGACGAATACTATACGGAAGTTGATAAAAGAATAAGACTTGAATTTCCGCATAAATTTGATAAGGTAGCGGATACAACTACGGAAAGAGCAAAACCTGCTCAAAATGTAGCTTCGGCTAAACGTTCAGCCCCACAAGGACGCAAAAAAACTGTCAAGCTCACACCTTCACAGGTAGCAATAGCTAAAAGATTAGGTGTGCCACTCGAAGATTATGCGAAACAATTAAAAATCACGGAAGGAGTATAAGCATATGGAAAATGATAAAACGAAAACTTCACGTGCGAGTCAAACAAGAGCAAAGGCCGAAGCGCCTAAAACTTGGACTCCACCCAACTCACTCGATGCACCGCCTGCGCCAAAAGGCTATCGTCATCAGTGGATAAGAGCTGAAAGCATGGGGTATCAAGATACCAAAAATGTTGCAGCGTCTCTGAGAGAGGGATATGAATTAGTTCGAGCTGATGAATATCCGGATCAGGATTATCCGCAAATGTCTGAAGGTAGATACGCAGGGATCATTGGAGTAGGAGGCCTTTTGCTGGCAAGGATACCGGAAGAGATCGCTCTTCAAATTGAGGCTTACTATAACAAGAAGACTCAAGAAAAAGATGAAGCTATAAACAACGATCTTATGAAGGAAAGGCAAGCTGGGATGAAATTCAGAAATGAATCTGCATCTAGCGTAACTTTTGGTGGTACAAAGAAAAGCTAATTATTTAGCAATTCCTACCCAACAAATTAACCTAACAACAATAAGGAAACTAAAACTATGGCAAATGCAAGTACAACTGGTTTTGGCTTAAGAACTGTAATGACTGTTGGAAATACTCCAGCAACTTCAGGACAGTCCGAGTACAAAATCAAATCAGGCCTAGGTGTTGGTATCTTCAAAAATAATCCAGTATCACTTCAAGATGCAAGTGGTGACCAAGGTTATTTACAAGATGCAAGTTTCGCAACAACTGACGATACAGGATCAGGTGGAGCATCATATGACAATACAGGTCATGCTCCTCTTATCGGTGTATTTAATGGCTGTTTCTTCGTAAACAGTACAACAAGCAAACCAACGTTTGCTAATTCAGTTGCAGCGTCAACAACATTTGGAACTGACTATAATACGGGCAGCAACGACGGTTTAGGTTTTGTAAATGACAATCCGTTTCAAGAGTACGAAATAAAAGCGGATGCGGCAGTTACTCAAGCTATGTACGGCGACGCTGGCTATAACACAAACAGCTTTACAGCAAGTGATGCGGTGAGCGGTCAATCGACTGTTACACTAGACATCGGAGGCGGAGCGAACTCTAACCACATGTTCAAATTGGTTAGATCAGCTAACGACCCAGAAAACAAAGACAACACAGCAGTTGGATCAAACCAAATCGTTGTGATTTCTGGTGCTTCAAACTTGTATAATGGCGACAATTAATAGTAGAATAGGAGTATAAAACTATGGCAATATCACGAGCACAGCTAGTTAAAGAACTAGAGCCTGGTCTGAATGCACTATTCGGGCTAGAATACAAACAATATGCTAACGAGCATGCTGAAATATTCGACACAGAAACTTCTGACAGAGCTTTTGAAGAAGAAGTAATGTTATCTGGTTTCGCGAATGCGGCAGTAAAACCTGAAGGTCAAGGTGTAACATTTGATGATGCACAAGAAACTTTCACAGCACGTTACACAAACGAAACAATTGCGTTGGCGTTTGCAATCACAGAAGAAGCTATCGAAGATAACTTGTATGACAGACTTGCGTCTAGATATACAAAAGCGTTAGCAAGATCTATGGCAAACACAAAGCAAGTTAAGGCAGCAGCAGTATTGAACAATGGTTTCAATGCAAACTTTGCTGGTGGTGATGGAAAAGCGCTTTTTGCGACAGACCACCCAACTTTAGCGGGATCTTTCTCTAACGAGTTAAGCACACCTGCTGAACTTAACGAAACTTCATTAGAGCAGTCGTTGATTGACATCGCGGCGTTTACTGATGAAAGAGGCCTAAAAATTGCGGCGCAAGGAGTGAAATTAATTATTCCTTCAGCTCTTCAATTTACTGCTGAAAGACTGATGAAGTCTACAGGCAGAGTAGGTACAGCTGATAATGACATTAACGCATTAGCGTCAATGGGTATGATTCCACAAGGTTACACTGTGAATCACTACTTAACGAACACTAAAAAGTTCTTCATTAAAACAGATGTTCCTAACGGTCTTAAGCATTTCGTAAGATCACCTATCAAAACTTCAATGGAAGGTGACTTCGATACAGGAAACGTAAGATACAAAGCTAGAGAGAGATACGTATTCGGATTCTCTGACCCTAGAGGTGTATTTGGTTCTGACGCAACATAATCGTTAAAACAAAATTTAAAGGGCGACTCCGGTCGCCCTTTATGATAAGAGGTGTGATCATGAAAAATTTTCGAGTACAAATCAGAGCATATGGATATTACACTGACTTCAATATGACGTCAGAGGATAACGCTATTGCTTTCGAAAATGCACTAGTTGACAAACTGGGTAAAAATGATATAAAGTGGGAAAAAGATGGATTCATTAGTCAATCCAAAATGTGGTTAACCTATGAGGAGGTTATAGATGCAACTACAAGTCAGGGACTTATACAAAAAGAAGAGAAGTCTCGAGACAGAATGGGCGGTGCATCAGCGTGATCATCAGAGATATACTCTGGACATGGTCAGAATTGACAACAAAATTAGAGAGGTTGTCAACGCTATCAAGTTAGAAGAAGCTAAAATAGCTAATCTAACAAATAAGATAGAAGATGCTGCTCCCGAAGTTTCAGTAGCTACTTAATAAAAGCTACATCGTTGAAATACGTACATTCACTACAGGCTCTCTTGCACTCTACTCAAAAATCATATATATTCTGCACACTATACAATTAATTAGAACATAGGCGCGGTATAGTCGACGGCCTAGAGACTATGTTCGGAAAACTAGGAGGATATAATTATGGCAAATACTACATTTTCAGGACCGGTAAGATCGGAAAACGGTTTTGATACAATAATAAAAAACAAAACTACTGGTGCTTTAACAAGTGACATGAAACTGTCAACTTACAGCACATCAATTACGATTGCTGCATCAGGAACAGAACACAAAGAAGCATCAATTGGAATTCCATCGAATTTCATTCCGATGGGAGTAGCAATTACTATGACAGGTGCAACTGCAAACGCAGTTAACCTAGTTGACATTGGTACAGACGCAGACACAGACGGGTTTGTTGATGGTATCACTGTTGCTATGAACTCAACAGGTTTCAAAGGATTTTTTCCTTGTAACGGAGCTTTAGGAATGTCTGGTGGAGCTACAACAGCATCTACAGAAACAGCAGATGAAGTCGAAGTTGTGATTTCAGGAACAGCTGGAGCTGGTGGTGTTTTAGCACTTAAGTTTTTTGGTTTATCATCTGATTCACCAACTGCTTAATAATTAATTTAGTGTGGGCTTCGGCCCACACATAATTTAAATAGGAGAAAAATTAATGAGTACATATCCAGTAGATATTAAATCAACAACAGCTTCAACCGTAGCAGTTCACAATGCAGTTGGCACAGGAGCACCAGGTAGAGCTTTAGGTCTTTATGTATCTAAAGAAGGTGGTCAAGCCGCAACTACAGTTAAGATAAAAGATAACACAACTGTGTTAGCTGAATTTTTAATTCCAGCTACTAATACAACTAATGGTCCAGGTTCAACTACATATATGCAGTTTCCAGGAACAGGTTTTAGAGCACAAACATCTTTGAAGTTTGAGATTGTAACAACAGCTACTTCTGTAACGTTACTACACGGCTAGGAGTTTAAATGGCTACTATAACTTACAAAGTAACCGTAGCGACGGGCACTAATAAATATGGAACCGGTAATAAATATTATATTAACGGAGAGGCTAATGTTGTTCTATATTTACAAGAAGGCAACACTTACATATTTGATCAATCTGATTCAACAAACGAAACACACAGATTAGCTTTTTCTACAACAGATAATGGAACTTGGAATGGAGGGGCTGAGTACACAACTGGCGTAACCGTAACAGGAACAGCTGGCACAGATGGAAAAACTACAATAGTGGTGGCACCTGTAAAAACTACTGGTGCACCTTATTTATTTTATTATTGTGTTAATCACAGTGGCATGGGTAATAATGCTCTTACGATTGCACCGACATCAGGTGAAACAGAATTTAATCCACAAATTGATGATATTATTGAAGAAGCATACGAAAGAACAGGTGTCTTGGGAACAAGAACTGGATATCAATTACGTTCTGCTAGAAGATCTTTAAATTTATTATTTTCTGAATGGGGTAATAGAGGTATTCATTTATGGAAAGTAAAACTTGCAAAAGTTCCATTAGTAGAAGGTCAGGCAGAATATAACTTCGCATCAGACTCAACTAATTTTCCTGAAGACATAGATCAAGTTTTAGAGGCTTATTATAGAAATAATTCCGATGCCACAGCACCACAAGATATTGCATTAACTAAAATAGACAGATCACAATATTCACAAACACCAAATAAATTAGCAAAGGGTACACCTTCACAATATTA